GTCTTGAAAAGAAAATCAAGGCTCAAACAAGTGCAACTGAAACTACTTTCGGTTCGATGGATATTGATAATGTTCTTGAGAATATTCAATCAGTTTTGGCTTTGTTGCCAGAGGCTTTGATTGGTAACCCTGACACAAAGGTTTATATGAACCGTGCAACTGCTCAGTTGTATCGTCAAAGAATCGCGAGAGAAGGTTACGCATTTGAATACAACGCGTTCAAGGAGTTCAATATGCAAGTTGACGGATATGACATTTATGTTTGTCCTGGAATGACTACAGGTACTATCGTTGTATCTAAAGTAGACAACTTGTTTGTTGGTGTTGATGCTAACTCTGACTTCGCTGAAGTTAAGGTAGTTGATATGTCTTTAACTGATGCATCTGATATGGTTCGTATGGCAATGAAATTCCGCGTAGGAACTCAAATCGGTTTCGCTTCCGATGTTGCTATCGGTTACATTGACTAATAAAAAACACAAGTAAAAAGGTGGGGGAATAAGTCCCCTGCCTTTTATTGTAAATAATAACAAATAAAAAATTAAGCCTATGTGTCCTCCATGTGAGCTCAGCGCTGGATTTGCACTTGATTGCAAAGAAGGGATTGGTGGTATTAAAGCCATCTTCTTGCAACAATTAGCAGATTTCCAAACAGGAGTTGTGATAAATGGTACAAGTGAAGAAGTAGAAGAATTACCTACTGCATCAATTTACCAATACACACTTCCAAAACATACTGGTTCTTTTACTGAAGAAGTTGCTTCTTCTGTTGAAAATGGAACTATTTACTACACACAAACGGTTAATGCAACTTTCTTCAAATTGACTGCACCACGCAGAAAACAACTTGAATTGGTTGCTAAAAATCGTCTTGTTGTATTTGTACAAGATAACAACGACAACATTTGGATGATTGGAAAGGTTGATGGCGCAGAAGTTACTGCTGCATCTACTGCAACTGGAACTGCTAAAGGTGATTTGAATGGTTATACCATTACTTTCACCGCAGAAGAAGCCCATAAGGCTTACCGCTTGGAGTCTTATAGTACAACTCCATTTGATAACTTCGGTTCTATCACCGTTGTAGCACCAACTATTTAATTTATATTTGTTTAAGGGATGAATTACCTTCAAACGAATACCGCATTTCAAACTCTCCTCTTAAGTTTAAAAGAGGGGAGTTTGTTATTTGATACAACGTATACGGATTATCTTTTGATGATTCAAAACGAAATTACATTAGAAACATTTTATGTTATACCTGCTCAAATCAGCGAGAACGATAGGGTTACGACTTTGGCAATTAGTACAAATGACGATGATCCAACTAATGGTTCTATCTATGTTACTAATGGTGGGCGTTATAACTTCATTATATACGGTCAAAATTCAGATACTAATCTTGACCCACAAAACGCGGTTGTGGTTGGTGAGATTAAAAGAGGTTTCATTCAATTCGAAACCGTTGTAAATTATTACAACCAACCAAACATAATTATTCCAAGCGACATCGAATACAATGGATAAAAACAAATCAATAGTTGATAGGTTTAGTGCTACGCAAGTAGAATTAGCCAAGTACGTTAAAATCGAACCTATCGAATTTGAAGATAGGAAGGGTTGGGTGGCTTATGGTGAAGGTAATCACTTTCCTCAATACCTTATTGAACTATATAACACCTCACCTGTTCACGGTGCGTTGGTTAACTCAATCAGTTTTATGATTGCAGGAAAAGAATTTACTGCATCATCACAAGTTACCTTGCGCGAGATTCAACGATTGAAACTTGATAAGGTGTTGCATTCAACCGCACTCGATTTAAAGCTACACGGTGGATTTTATTGGGAAGTAATTTGGTCAATGGATAGAAGTACTATTGCTCAAATCAATCACTTGCCATACGAGAACTGTCGTTTGGCTTGTTCCGATGATAACGATGATGTGACAGGTGTTTGGTATTCACGTGATTGGTCAGATACTCGTAAAAAGAAAAACAATCCTCATTACATTCCATTCTTTGATGTAAACACCAAAGACGAAAACCCGAAACAAGTAATGTTTCAGCATTCAATGATGGTGGGGAGTGAGTATTATCCGAAACCAGATTACATTGGATCAATAAATTGGATTGAGTTAACTCGTCAAATTGGAGAATACCACGTTAACAACATTTTAAATGGTTTCTTTCCTTCATTAATTGCATCATTTAACAACGGAATCCCGACACTAGAAGAGCAAAGAATGATTAAACAACAACTGCAATTAAGCATTCAAGGTGCAGAAAATGCAGGAAAGGTTTTGACATTCTTCAATGAGGAACGTGACCGAGGTGTTGAGTTCACTGCGTTTCCTATTTCCGATAGTGATAAGCAATACGAGTTTTTAAGTACCGAAAGTACAAATCAAATTTTGATTGCTCACCGCGTTACTTCACCGCTTCTTTTTGGTATTCGTGATGGTGGCGGATTGGGTTCAAATACCGATGAATTGAAAACATCAATGTACTTGTTCACCAAACAAGTTATTGAGCCTTTCCAACGTATTATATGCGATGGAGTAGATGAGATATTGAGAGCTATTGGAGTTCCACAAGGAGTTAAGATTGCGCCAAACGATTTGTTTATTCCAGAACAAACAACCGAAGCACCTGTAACGCAGTCAACTGAAAAAAAAAAAGTTAAGCACGAACACAAAGAGATTTTTAAAGTCTGCTGTTCATCAAACGATGATTTCACGGATGAAGAAGGAAAGCAATTCTTAAAGCACCTTGCCGAGTGTGGCGAGTTGATTGATTTAAACGAATGGGAATTAGTAGAGGAATGTGAAGTTGGCGATTATGACAACGAAGAAAATTTCACCAAAGTAAATCAAGGTCTTGAAACATATGCTGACCCCGACCAAAAGAGTAAGTTAGATGCAGGACTTTTTAAAGTGCGTTATAGATATACAACTTGGATAGGTGAAAATTCACGTGAGTTTTGCAGAGAAATGGTGAGACTTTCAAAGGGGGGAATTGTTTGGAGATACGAGGATATTCAAGAGATGAGTGCCGCAGGTGTTAACGGACAATTTGCAGAGCGAGGTAAGACTGAATATAATTTGTTCCGCTATTGTGGGGGGGTTAATTGCCATCATGCTTGGATGCGTGCCATTTACAAACGTAAAAGGCAAGGAGGTAAATTCCTTCCAAACGATGGAATGGAAAACGAGGTAAAGATTGCAGTTAGAAAAGCGGAAGCAGAAGGATTCTCACCAATGGATAGAACCGTTGGTTACGATGATGCAAAAACACCGATGATTAAACGACCAAACGGAGGTAGATTAAACTAAAAAAATTGTAAATTATGGCAATCCCACAAGAAATATTATTGATTAACGAGGAGTTATTGAAGAAGTATACTCCCTTGACTGATGCGGTTGATCCGAATCTTATCCGACCTTGCATTTACGTGGCACAGGATATGTATCTACAAAACTTTTTGGGTACTAACTTGACCAACAAATTGAAGGATCATGTAACGCATAATACACTTGCTGACCAGTACGAAACATTGTTAAATGAATATGTAATTAAGTTGCTTATTTGGTGGGTAATGGTTGAACTTTACCCATCGTTATTGTATAAACATGACAATGGTAACTTGGTTTCAAGACAAAGTGAAGATACTACACCTGTAACTAAAGGTGAAATGGAATCGTTAAAGGAGAAAGCGCGTGAGAATGCACGTTTCTACACCAAGCGAATGGTTGATTATTTGCGTTTTAATACAAATCTTTTCCCCGAATATACCAACAATACGGATAACAATATCTTCCCTGATATGAACCCGTATGGAAAGAGTAACTTTTTGGTTTCTGATAGTTATAAAACACAACGACACAAATGGTCAATTCAAAACTTCCTACCACCTACGTACTAAAGCGAGAGCAGTACGAAAAAATGTTAAAAGTTTATCTTAAAAAACAACAAGCTAAAGTAAAAAAGAGTTGAAAGAGTTGATGTTTTTGAAAGGTAAGATTTGGTTTTTGGCAGGTCTTGCGGTATTCCTACCAATTAAGGAACTGATGTTAACCATTGGTTTCTTGGTTGGTGCGGATATGGTTGTTGGCATATGGAAGGCTTTAAAACTAAAGCAAAGAATTAGGTCAAGACGAATGAGTGATACTATCACTAAATTGTTGTTGTATCAAATCGCAATAATGAGTGGGTTCTTGATTGAAACTTTTATCATTAGCGAACTTATACCAATTACTAAATTGGTTGCAACCGTTGTCGCGGTAATCGAGTTCAAGTCAATCATCGAATCTATTGAATCGGTTACTGGTAAAGACCTTTGGAGTAAGATTAAGACAATTATAGGTAGAAAAAGCGAAGACATAACCGATGCAATGACCGATGGAAAAGATAAGTAAATATGTGACCTATAAAGAGGTTACAAAAAGCAATCAAGCGACTGCGTTAAAGTTGGCAAATATACCAAACTCGGAGCAATTAAATAACTTGCGTTTAGTGTGTATTAAAATATTCGATCCACTACGCGAACACTTCGGAATCCCCATCGGTATAAGTAGCGGGTTTAGGTCAGTTGAACTAAATAGCAAAATCGGTGGTAGTAAATCATCACAACATTGTCAAGGCAAGGCTTTGGATATTGATGGTGACATCTTCGGTGGCATAAGTAACAAATTAATTTTTGAATATATAAGAAAAAGTTGTACTTTCGACCAACTCATTTGGGAGTTTGGAAGTGAGAATCATCCCGACTGGGTTCACGTAAGTTACAACGAGGGAAAGAACAGAGGTCAAGTTTTACGTGCAGTTAAAATTGGCGGAAAAACTGTTTACCAACCTTTCTAAATATGTCAAAAGAATCAGCAAAAACAAAGTTAGCGCGTGAAGTTCGCGCGAAGTTTCCCGACACACCAACGTTAACACTTGCAAAGAAGTTAAGCAAGGAACATTTCGAAACTTTTTTAGGAGTTGAGGATGCGCGAATGGCATTAAGAAGAATCGAAGGAAAGACAGGTAAACAAACACCTATTGATAAATCTTTGATAGTAGAAAAAGACAGACCAAAGAATCCATTTAAGTTACCCAAGTCATACGCGAAAGGTCGAAAACATATTGATGTTAAAGGCAAAAAGATATTGATACTATCAGACGTCCACATTCCATATCACGACATTAGCGCGTTGAGTGTTGCGATTGAAACAGGTTTACAGGAAGGAGTTGATACGGTGATTTTAAATGGCGATGCATTAGATTGTCACATGATTAGCGACTTTGTTAAAGATCCAAAGAAGCGCAAATTCAAGGATGAATTGTACGCAATGCGAACCTTTGTTTACGAGTTAAGACAAACCTTTCCAAATGCAGAGATAATCTACAAGGAAGGCAACCACGAAGAAAGGTACTGGCGTTATATGCGCGTTAAAGCACCCGAACTATTTGACATTGATGCATTCGATTTTGCTACACTTTGCCATTTAGATAAGTACGATATTAAATGGATAGAGGGAAAGAACAAGATTAACATCGGTGGGTTGTCTTTATTTCACGGTCACGAATTTGGAAAGCAATTTTTACCTTCAGTAAACGTGGCGCGTGGGTTGTTTCTTAAGACAAAAGCAAATGCTATGTGTGGACATCATCATCAAACTGCGGAACACACGGAAAGAGATGTTAATGGTAAAGTTATTACTTGTTGGGGTGTGGGTTGCTTAAGTGAATTATCACCAGATTATAACCCCTATTCAAAATACAATCACGGATTCGCAATTATAACCAGAGGCAATGGAAAAGAATTTCACGTTAAGAATTATCGCGTTAATGACGGTCGCATTTATTAGCGGCTTGTGTTGTAATATTTGGCAAAATTCATGCAAATCAAACAGGGTACAAATTGTAACCCGTTTGGACACAGTTGTTGTATTAAAGGCAACCATTGACACTTTAGAGGTTGAACGGATCAAAACAAAAACGATTTATGAAAAGAGTATTGATACTATTTATCTTTATGATAGCGTTGCAATCGATAGCGCATACACAAAAGCAATCAACAGGCTTCAGCAACTGGAAGGTGCTGGATTCTTTAAGCGTTGAACGTAGGCTTGTTGTATTAGGTGTCAAATCACTTGACTATTACATTCATTTAAACGAAATCAATAGTCGGATAATTCGTACACAAAGTGAGGTTATTGTCTATAATGAGGCTTATATCGGACAATTACAAGGTGATTTGTCCCATTTAAAACAAGTTAATGAGGTTGAGATAGGTCACAAAAAAAAGTGGCGCAAAGCCACTCTTTATTCGTTGTCATTTAATGCTATTTTTTTAGGGACATTATACGTTTTAAGTAGATAGCCATATCAAGTGCCTCTTCGTACGCGTGATGTAACCATTCCTTTTCGGAAAGATTAGCCTTATCAACGGTTACTCCGTACTTCGCACGTCCCATTTTCTCGCGTGAGATAAGGTCTGTGATGACTTCTTTGTAGACATCACTTTGGCAGTTGTCGAAATCGTGTGTTATATTCATATTATTCATATTTAAATTTAGGTAAATTAAGTTTTTTGGTTACACCAATTAAATCGCATACAACCCACCAATCCTCACCCTTATTCATTTCAGCCATTAGGCTTAAACCATCATCGTGTTTGCACAACGAAAATCTATAGAATTTTTCGTAGGTAGTGTATTGATTGACCCACGGAATACTTAATAATTGTTCAGTAGTTAAAAAGTGATTTGTCATCGGTTCACACGATGAATAATTTGCTATGTGTTGTTTTGCAATCATTTTTCAAATTTTTCTTTGTAATAATTTATAGGACTTAATCCATTTTCAATATCTATTCCGTACGCAGCACCATATACATACGCATCATAAATTTCTTTTTGATGCATCTTTTCTGCTTCGTCAATTATTTTACTTCTTAAATCCAAAATACAATCTGGATTAGGTATAAATTCATTTTTCTTTAATGTTTCGATAAGCCATTTTACACAATTTTCATTCATACTATTTCTAATTTAGGTTGGTTTTCTTTTGCGTCTTGAATCAATTTAATAAGTTCGGGCAACATCCAATAACCATAGGTTGCCATTTCATACGTGAAATCCTCAAGGTGTTTCGTGATGTCGGGCAATGTCGCGCCATCGGTTTCCCAAAGTGCAGTAATTGTCTTACCGTGTTCACGTTGAATCGACTCATTTAACCGCTTCATTAGCATCTTGGTTTGATGGTTGTAGAACCATTTGATAGGTTCACATTCATCACTCGCGTAAAGTGTCGCCTGTGTCCACATTAGCAGGTTGAGAACCTTTATTTTTTCAAGGTCACTCTTTGATAGTTTGTTGTTCATAGTTCATCTTCAATTTGTTCTTTCAAAAGTTCCAAGGCATAACGTGCACCTTCAATAAACGCGAAATAACGTGCGTTGTCCATTTGTTCACCGTTGTACATAGCATACATTTCGGCTTTCATTTTAATCAGTTTATTCAGTTCCATTTTATTTTGTTTTTAAAATTCATCATCAAATCTATTACGGAAAAAAATTAAATCAAGATATTCTATTTTTAAATCTTTATCAATGATTTCTAAATCTAAATCTTTGTTTATACATTCGCGAATTAATGGCTGAAGTATAGATAATCTAACTGCAATTCTTTGAATGCACCATTTTCTTTGATTTTCAGTAAATTCATCCTTTGAATTAAGAACGTATGATATATAACTCATTTCTTTAGGATGAATGTACAATCTTTGGTCAATTTTTATTGGAACTTCTTTTTCCATAATAATGTAAATTTGATTTTTTTGTTTTTAAGTTTCTAATTAGTTCCAAACTTCATTAAGTGCGTCCACTTAAGAGAGGTTTGGTTTTTCACAACTTATGCCTTGGGTTATTCGTTGTGAGAAAAGACCACTAAAGTGAGCAGTTCTTATGGTATGCTTCGTGGTACATTGATGCAAATATAATTAAGCGAAGGCATACTTTCCAAAATTCTTTTTTAATTCATAAAATGACCTCATCATTATGGCATCTGCAAAGTCGGGAGACATTCCAAATCTTTTCTTTAAATCTTCTTTGTTAGTCACTCGCAGTTTTTGGTCGCTATCCAGTTTCTCGCGCCTTATCATTTCAAGTTCCTTGACAATGGTGTCCTTATGCTGTGAGTTAAACGTCATTGAGTTGTTTGTAATCAATTCGCCAAGTTTGAAGTAGCAGTCCGATTTCAAGTTAAGGTAGTTTTCACGAACGGACTTTGATCCGTTAAGAAACCCTTTGCACTTCAGGAAGTCAACCGCACCACCACCGATTCCATCTTCATCCACCAAGACATTTGAGAGTAACACTCCGTTACTTTGTGCCATTTGTCTGATACTATCCACAACCTCATTAATCGGTTTGTGTTTTAACACTACAAACTTTTCAGCGTGCAGTCCATCCCAAAGTACAATGACCGTTCTATCGTCTCCCATACGCGCAATGTCCGCAGTTATGTACTTGGTTGTGTTCTTTTGTTGTGGTTCTCTAAAACAACGCAACAAATCATCGTAATGGTAAAGTCTGTCTTGCGTTTCATCGTAATCCCAATCCCCATCTAACAACCTTTTACGGTCAATCTCAGGTAGCATTCGCAAGTTTTCAAGATATACAGGCGAGATATGTGGGTTATCAGTTGGTAAGGCTTGGATGAACTCCCTATCTTGTCTTAAAGTTCCATTACGTTTCGCATCGTAGAACTCGTTATATAACCAACCTTTGTGTGGGTTGCAGGTTAGTAATCCTTTCGGCTTGTCGTTAATCAATTTGTAACGTACACGCGAAGCTAAAATAGCAATACACTTTTCACTTACCTCACCTGCCTCGTCAACGAAGTAATCGGTTATCTCTAATGAACCGAACCTTTGAAACTCTGGGTCACTCGGCATATCCGCCAAATCCATTAGTATAGTTTGACTTCCATTGAACCAATTAATCACGTGGTCTTGACCGTTGTAGGTAAAGTGTTTTCCTGCTACTAATCCATACGCATTGCATAACTCAAAGAATGTAGCCATTGTACTCAATCGCAACTTCTTTAATTCAGCCCGACCAATTAAACCGCGAGTTCCTGCGTACTTTAACCTTCGTTTTATTTGCCAGTCACAACCAAGAAAACTTTTTCCCGATCCGGCACTTCCGCCATAAAGCACCTGCCACTTATCCGAGTCAATAGATAAGTGGTTCAAGGCTTCTTTTTGTTTATCGTGAAATTGTATCATTAGAATAAAGTTAGTTGGTTGGTTGTTTCAGTTGATTCAGTTGGCAATTCATCATATAGCATCCGCAAAATACCATCATATTTGCAATGATCATTGTTATTACCAATCAAATAAACCAATCGACTCACACTTGCAAAATATGCTTCATCCTCGGTATCATATCCGTTTGAATGATTTAGAACTGGCTCACTCCATCCTTGATTTAGACCGTTAAAAGTTAATCCATACACCCAACGGTTATTTGTATTCTTTGCCCATTTAACTTTTGCTGTAAATTTTTTAATGCATTTGAAAGTACATAACTTTTCATTCACACACACACCGTGTTGATTCCATTCGAAATTACTTTGAACATTCAAATCTTCTTCGTAATACAATTCTTCTTCACTCATAACTTTTCAATTATTCGTTGTTGTAGTATATGACTATCTAAAATATCCGCATAAAGATGGCGCATTATTCCCTGTCTAACATCGTGTTCAAAGTCCGACCTTTCCTTTGACTTCATCCGAGTGATTGCAAAGTTTGACAGGTTCCTTTCGTTGGTTAGTTCCTGATAAGCCAAGAATCTAAACTTTTTCCAATCTTCATCTGACCACCAATCAACGTTTATCAAATTCCTTTTTTCCATCATTCGCATCATTGATGGCGCGAGTAAACCAACTTCAATTCGCTTTCCATCTTTCCAACGTTGGACATCAAGCAAAAACATTTCTTTGAAATCAACTGGTTCATCGTCTTGAGTTGTTGTACCAATTACCAACTTTGCTTTCTTTCTTTCGATGTCTAGATTCATCTGCATCTTGTGAATCTTATAGGCATTCAAAACATCACTCAAAAACTGAATGGACATTAAGCCATAGTGTTCTATACGTTTCCAAGTTTGACCAACTGCATTAAGTTGAAAGGCTAAACCTAATTCGCCTATTGTCATATAACGATAAAACTGTTGAGTTGTATCATATAGCAAC